CTGAAAATCTCCTTTAACATAGCGATTAATGGGGGGGTATATATAAAAAATATTTTTCTTTTACTAATTACTTTATTGATTAGCTCATAGTTTAATAGCAATCCATATCAATAGCCATAGCAATACGAGCATTGGATTAATAGCCAACAACAATATCAGCAATGCTATACGTGGACTGATGAACAACATAATAATAAACAATAGTATAATCATTCGCTTCTCCCTTATCTTATAGCAGTAGTAGGAATCGAACCAACGTTTACCATTAGACTATATCGCTAACTATGACTAACTCATCTTGTTATTCCTAACTATCAGTAGCAGGTATCTTATTATAGAGCAGTAGGGATTCGAACCCTACACCATTACTCTAACCAGCTGTCACTTAGTTATGCCTGTGACACTTTAATACACTAGGACTTTCGTTAGCTGATATAACCGTGCACCAGTTATCTGTATAGTTGTGCCAAGCTTAGCACTTCTTCTATGGACTATACACCACTCATCAGGATAGCTGGACTTGAACCAACACCACATGTTCCCAAAACACGCATGCTACCATTAACACCATATCCTGTTACTATATGCCATAAGAACTATAACTTATAACATATAATAAAATAAAGGAGAAAGGAAGCTAAGGGATTCGAACCCTTGCACGCATAAGCGCCCATTAGTTTTCAAGACTAACCTCTTTACCAGACTTGAGTAAACTCCCATAACAATGCCCTTATCTAATGCGCTGTATTTCTACTTAAGCGGATAAGGTACTAATACACGAACAGTAGGAATCGAACCCACGTTTACAGGTTTGGAATCTGTAGTATTACCACTATACTATGCTCGCAATGTGCAAAGGGCTGTTGGTTACCTTGCACCCTCTGCTTAGGCTGTCAACTCTATAACATTTAAGCACCGTCAATCAGCACACCTACTTTTTTAATCCAATATGTTTAATACTCCAGCCACTACCAATAAGATAGATGTAAACACACTCAATGCAATAGCTAGATAGTCATGGCGATAATACCACTCCTTAAAGTTGGTAACTGAACCTACACCATATAAAATGCCTAGAATAATCAAGGCAATATTAATTACAATCATTTATTCTCCTGACTTTCTACATAGAGTAAGATACAGAACGCGTCTGCTTGGTCGTCATTGATTTTGTCTTCAGGTACTATATTATAGCTCTTAAGTATCTCAATGCTTTGTTCTTTTCTTGCTTTGCTTTTACCTTTGATTAAGTGATAACCGCACCACATTGAATTGCTTATATCAACATAGCCAATGTTATGACGGTTACGCATAACTCCTAAGAATGAACCGTTAGCTCTAATCAGTGATATATTGCCTTTAGACTTGAATGTGATGATCGGTTCTTCAATATAAATAAAATAATCAAATAAGTTATAATGCTCAATGACTTCTGTTATACCGTCAGCAATTAGTTTTGCACGTTCCAAAGGGTCTTTACTTTTACCACCTGCAATTGAACCGACTACATACTCATTTGTCAAAGGATTGCGAAACGCATAACCAGTATTAGAAGTGCTAAAGTCAATCGCTAAGGCTTTGCTCATAAATCAGAACTCAATTCAATGTAAAGCTCTTTAGTAATTTCTCCAATATCAAATAAGTGTTTAACATAATGTTCATATTCAATCGGAGCTAATACTTCTTTTTGTGCTAAAATATGTTCTTTATTCATTTCTTTATTCTCCCTTAAAAATTAAAGCTGTATCAAGATTAATCAAACCACATTCAACAGCGTTAAGTAAAAACTCGTTAAAGTCAACTTCTGACAATGTTTCTTGCTTAAATAATAGCTGTTCTTCTGTCATTTGCTTTCCTCTCTTAACTTCTGTATTTATTATAGCATATCCACTTTTTGGAGTAGTGTTATCCTCTGTTATGTAAGATATGATTGACTTTGTAGGCATTTTATGTTATACTCTTTATAGGAGGTAACTATGGCTAGAGATAAATATTTGATGTACTTACGACAGCAAGAATACAAGAAACGTATTAAACTTAAAGTAGATAATACAAGAGCTAGAATGAACAGAGAATACATGAATCAGCCAGAAGTAGACAAGGAAACATTAGAACTATGGAACAATCAGCCAGCAATACATTTTGATTTAGGAGAAAAATAAATGAGATATAAAAAAATAGATACTGTTATAGTTTTAGAAAATGGAAAAGTTTATAGAGAGTTAAAAGATAGATGTAGACTGATAAAAGGAACTTTAAGAAGTAACGGATATTTACAATTAACGATTAAAAATAAAACTATAAAGGTACATAGATTAGTAATAGCGGCTTTTAAAGGCAAAAGTGATTTAACTGTCGACCACATAGACGGAAATAAACTAAATAATTCATTAGATAATTTACAATATTTAACCAGAGAAGAAAATTTAATAAAGTCTATAGCCATCCCAATTTATTATGACAATGTGAAATACAGAAGTACTAATGAGTTAGCAAGAAAATTGAATGTTTCAAAAAATACTATTAAGTATAATTTAAATAAATATGGTTCTTATAAGGGTAAAAAATTAAATTACTAAAATATATAGCGCATTAGCGCTTTTTGTTTTACGCTTAACCGCAATTTGACTAGAAGTGGCAGAATGTAAGTACATTGAGTGTCCTGTTTGTAAAGTATGGTATCAGTAAGTGCAATTAGCTTATTGTTTGTAAGATTTCTAAAGGAATTCCGAAGTGTTTGATAATCTTTTTATCTTGTACTGGAATTGTAATTAAATTTTGAGAACAGCACCTATTGGTAAATAAAACGAAACAAATGCTTATAAACCGCGTAGTTATCAACAAAATAGGGATAAAAACTTAGTAAATATCTTGAATATTAAAAAATGCAATATGGTATAATAGAAGTATAGAAAAAAAGGAGATACAAACTAATGGAAGATAAAGAATTTTTGATTAAAAAAGTAGAAATACTAGAATCAGCAATCAAACAAATAGCAGTAATTCAATACGAGCTAAGCAAAAAGCTAGGAGAATTAGAGGGAACAGAATATTTTACATAACACAGGATAACTCAAAGTGTAAAATGTGATATGTTAAAATATAAGTATCTAATATTTGACAAGTGAAAATATCTATGTTATTATTATCTATGTAATTGAATAGTTAGTTACTGAATGACTTGTAACTAATGTAAATAGAGAATTCAATATTGAATAAAGTTGAACATATCGAAAGTCATTTATAATCTTACGCTTGAGGGTCAGGATAGTTGCTTAAAACCTAGACTCAATTGAAAATGTGATTACTTTACAAATAGCCTAGAGCGTAGCATGAAATAAAAGATTATGAGTTCCATGAGTGTCGTGAACAGAAACACTCCGTGACGCGTAGAAGTCTGACAGAGTTATTTATAGAAAAGTTTTGAAATTAAGTAGTCTTTTCTTTTAACTTGCTGGGATTATACGACACGATAAGGGCTAAGGGCTATCTGAAAAAGTAGCACGGAATAGAATTTAATATTTGATAAATGTAAGATAATTTGATACTATGGTATAAGAAAAGGAGAAAATAGATGAGTTATACAACAAAACACAAACCTTACAAATTAAAAAGTATTAAATGTAGTGGTTGTGGTTGGTCAATATCACACTGCATGGACTTAAAAAAAGAACAACTTAGAATAAAAAGTTTAAAAAAAGAAGTTATAAAAGAATATATCCATGTAGATAACCCTAAATGTAAACATTGCATTAAATAGCACTTAAGGCTTGACTTTTCAAGTCTTTTTTGTTATTATATACTAAAGGAGAAAAAAATGACTAGCCTATTTGATAAAGTAAGCACAGCTAAAGAACTTAAAGAATCAGAAGACTTTTCAGGCGGTTTGCTTTGGAATGTACAAGATATATTGCCTAAAGGTTCACTTGGTCTTATAACAGGTAGCGAGAAGAGTATGAAGTCATCACTAGCTCAAGATTTAGCGCAGGCAATGGCACTAGGAGAGCCGTTCGCTGGAAGAGAAACAACTAAAACTAACGTGTTATTTATTCAGAACGAGAATAGCAGACTCACAGAACATCAACGCTTGAAAGGTTCAAGAAGAGATAGTCCTGATAACTTGTATTTCTTACACGGTGGAGCTTTTAAACTTGATACATGGAAATATGACAGCCAAGGGAAAAAGCACAATGTAGGGCTTAGAGAGCTATATAACTTCATACTAGAAAAAGACATCGGACTTGTTATCTTAGACCCTCTTAAAGACTTGTTAGAAGATAATGAGATAATCAACGCAAACCAACCAATGGCAGAAGTCCTAAGAGGAATCACTAGCCTTAGAAATACTTTAGATACGAAGCACGACAAGTACGTGACGTTTATGATTGTGGCACATGCTAGAAAACAAGCTGGGGAGCAATCTTTAACAGAACGTGACTTCCGTATCATTCCAAGCCATATATTAGGAGCTACGACTATTCCATCATGGTATGAGATTGCCTTCACTATGTCGCCAAAGATTAATAGCAAAACTAAAAATGCTTATTCTGTTATGAAAGTATTTGCTCGAAACTTTGCTTTCAATAATGAAATTCTTTGGGGATATGTTGGCTCGGCTTTTACATCAATCGAACAAGATAAAAAAGAACCAGATAGCGAACTAGTGGAAGAAGTCAAAAGGGAAACTCCAATCGAAACGACTAAGGAATCAGCACAGGCTTTCTTAGACTTAGCTAAAGAGCAAGGAAAAGTAATAGAAAATGATTGATAAAAAATACGTTGTTTATTACCATGAAAAAGTAAATGAATACTTCTATGACTATTGTTCGAGGTTTAACATGAATGAACAATATTCAAAACCTGTTTTATATAGTGATGACTTTGAATTAATAGAGAGAGCAAAAAATGAACTCAATGAACGACTACAAGAACAAAGCAATTATTTTACACGCTGAAGTGTACGGTTGGTTATATCGTGCATTAGATGAAATGGTAAAAGCAGAATGGCATAATGACGAGCTTTTCAAAGTATGGCTTGGTCGTGCTGAATTTCTAGTCAGACAGTCAAAGAAATTGCATATAGCTTGTGAAAATGATTATTCTAAGCGTGCATTGACTAAAGCATTGCAATTAAAAGTAGAAATAAATAAAAAAATATCATCTAACGCTTGACAATAATAAATAATTTTGATATAATAGTATATATAGAAATAAAGGAGAATTAAACAAATGGTAGTTAAATTAACGCAAGAACAAGCTGATTTTCTTAAAACTTTTGGAAACCTTGAAGATGAAATAAACAAAAAACAAGCGCTTTGTCACATCACTCGTTTTGGTTATGGATACAATTGGATAGATGGCGTTAAATATCCAAGTAGTGCTTTTGAGTGTTACAAGCAATCGAAAATGGTTGAAGCTGTCATTAACGGTTATGAAGTTATTGAACCTAAATTTAAGTTTTATAACTTTTCTGATAGTAGCGGAGGAACTGCATTATATTATGCTGGACAGTCTAGACAATTAACAAAATTCGAACAAGATGCCCTTGAAGTTAAAGAAGGCAGCGAGGAATATAAAGCTTTGTTGGCTTTAGGTTTCGTTGAAGAAGAAGTATGATAACATCTTTCCAAAGTTTAGCTGAAAGGCGATCAATGACTCTCAATTATCACAAAAAAGATAGTCAACAGTACATCAATAGCTTAAATTACTTTGAATATGCTCGAATGTACTTCGAGAAAAATGGCTTTCCTGATGATAACAGACGAGTTTATCAAAGTGGCAAACGAAAAGGGCAAAAAGTTGGCTGGTCTGATAAAGAGGAAAAACAGCAGAAAGAAGATATTAGGAATTTCATATATGAAAAGCAACTTCAAAAGTTTAAAAGCAAGAGAAAAAGCTAGTAAACATTATGCCAGAGGCGTAAGAAAGCTATCTAAAGAGCTCGAAGAGATGAACGAAACAAAGTATAGGGCAGAACCTAACGAGTGCCTGTATGGTTTAATAAATGACTTGTGGAACTACTGGGACGAAGGTTGGATTCTACCAATGCTTAAATATAATATCGAAATTACAAGACAAGGTAACGTATTTATCGTAGAAAGAGGAGAAAATGGAAACAATTAATATTAAATTTGATGAAAAACAGCTAGAAGAAGTTGTGGAAAAAGTTACTGAAAAACTTAAAAAAGATAAAGATAACTTTTATGAGCTTTCAGATACAAAGCATGAAGAAAAAAAGAAAAAACGGTCAGTAATGTATTTAGAAGCTAATGTTTCTCATTATATGAGTGAAGAAAAGAAAGTATATTTCGGGCATTTGTTTAATACTTTATCAAAAGAATGTGCATCAGATTTTGACTTCTCTGAATATGGTCGTGATCAAGTAGATGAACTTAAAAGTCAAGGGTGGAAAGAAGAGGTTTTCTATAAATGAGCGAAGTTGAAACTTTTGTTAAAATTGAGGGTTTTGAAAAATATGAAGTATCTAATCTAGGTAAAGTTAGAAATATAAAAAGCGGTAGAGTGCTTAAACCTTGGATCGTTCCAAATGGATATTTAATGCATCAATTATGTGAAAATAATAAAAAGAAAAATCTGCTCCTGCATAGAATTATAGCGACTGCTTTTATAGATAACCCTGGAAAAAAGCCTCAAGTTAACCATATTGACGAAAATAAGTTAAATAATGATTTAAGTAATCTTGAATGGTGTACTGTTAGAGAAAATAACATACATGGTACGAGAATGAAGAGAATTGCTAAAAAACGCTCCAAAAAAGTTATTCAATTAGACTTAAATGACAATGTGTTAAAAGAATTTGAATCAACGAAACAAGCAGGACAAGAAACAGGAGTTTCAACCGGTAATATAAGCAGTTGTTGCAACGGAAAAAGAAAAAGTGCGGGCGGATTTAAGTGGAGAAGAAAATGAACGTATTTGAAAAACTTAATGCAATTAATGTAAATAGTAAAGTCGAACAAAAAAAGACAGGTAAAACCTCTCTAAGTTATCTATCTTGGTCTTGGGCTTGGGCCGAATTTAAAAAAGTTTGTCCTACTGCTACTTACGAGATTAAAAAATTTGATGACGGTAAAGGGAAACTAGTTCCTTATTTATATGATAATTCTTTAGGCATTATGGTATTCACTTCTGTTACGGTTGATGATATCACACATGAAATGTGGTTACCGGTAATGGATGGAGCTAACAAGGCAATGAAGTTTGATTCTTATACTTATAAGACTAAGTTCGGAGAAAAAACAGTTGAACCAGCTTCAATGTTTGATGTAAATAAAACCATTATGCGTTGTTTAGTTAAAAATTTAGCTATGTTTGGACTTGGTTTATACATATATTCAGGCGAAGACCTCCCTGACTTGACAGAAGAGCAGAAAGAACTTGAAGCAGAAAAGCAACGACTTAGAGAGATTCAACCACTTATTAAGAGAGCTGAACAACTAGGATACCAAAATATTGACAGCTTGAAAAATAAGACTAAAAAAGAAATTACCGATATCATGACGATTTGGTTAGCACAGCAAGAAGCAGAAAAAGGAGAATAATTAAATGGCAATCATCACAGTAACAGCACAAGCAAACGAAAAAAATACTCGTACAGTAAACACAGCAAAAGGCGATAAGAAAATTATTTCAGTTCCTTTATTTGAAAAAGAAAAGGGTTCGAATGTAAAAGTTGCATACGGTTCAGCTTTCCTACCTGATTTCATTCAATTAGGGGACACAGTAACAATCAGCGGTCGTGTACAAGCTAAGGAATCAGGCGAATACGTAAATTACAACTTTGTTTTCCCCACGGTTGAAAAAGTATTTATCTCTAATGATAATGGAAAGCAAGCACAAGCTAAACAGGACTTATTTGGAAAATCTGAACCGATTGAAGTTGATGAATCAGATCTACCTTTCTAGAAAGTTGGTTTCATGTACACAGCAGAAGAGAGAGAGCAAATTATCGACATCGTTGATAAAATGAGCTTACTTAAACAAGACTTTGACGGAGCTTTCACTTGGATCAAGGAAAACGTATCAATACCGTTTGACTTTGACGAAGAACAGAAATTCATATCAGACTTGAAACAGCTAGTTAAAATTAACGCTTTGAAGTTTGGTAAAATATATGAAGGAGTATTAAATTGACAACATTAAGAGAACTACACAAAAAACTTAAAATTAAACAAACGCTTGATAACTACGTACGAAACACAAATAAGAAATACAAGTATAACTTTGTTCCTGATGAAATTCTTGGCGAGGGAATGGCTAAACTGATTGAGCTTAACACTCAAGGTAAACTTGGACGACATGCACAGCAGATTGCTTATATCAATCATAACTTGAGCTTACAGCAACAAAAGGAGCAACTGGAACAAGCTAACGAACGACTTGCTAAACGTGCTGAAAAGGCCCAAAAATTGCTTGATACGGAACTTCTGAAAGATAGCTACATCGAAACCCTCGAAATGTTTAGTAAATACCATTCAGCAAAATATAATATGTGGGACGAACCAGAAACTCCAACTAAAGTGATTGAGTTCATGGAAAAAAACGGAGTGAAACAAGGGAAATGGCTACGTCATGAAGGAGTTGACGCTTGGTTCAAAGAACGAATCATTTGGTTCAAGGATAAATTGAAAGAAAATTAATATCATATAAGACTTTAGGCTTTACAGCTTAGAGTTTTTTTATTATAATCAATATATAAAGTTAAGAAAGAGAGTTACAACAATGGAATTAAAACAATGCGTAACCTGCGGGGCTTCAAGTATTACTAATGGTAAATGTGATTATTGCGGTAATCATTATGAAAGGGAAACTATTTTTGAGGAGCAAAAAGAACAAGAAACAACTTATACAGAACTTAGGTTCCAAGATACGCCAGCAGGTAAAACACTATTAAAAATTATGATTTATACTTTAGTTTCTATCATTTGGTTTGCGGTAACTGTGCTTATTCCACCATTATTTATAATAACAATTATTTTATTAGTGGTCTATGGCGCTTTTCGCTTGATAATTAAAAGAAAATAGCTTATAATAGTATATAGAATAAAGGAGAAATAAATGAGTATTGAATCAGTAGTTGGTAAAATTATTATAATAGCATTAATTGGAATTGGACTATATGCTTTTTTTACATTAGTTGACCTGATTAAAACGAAAGGAAGAAAATAGATGAGTAAATACTTTAACGACAAAAAATATTGCCATTGCTTCGATATTCCAACGAGTGACGGTTTAGGAGTTTGCAAAAATTGCAGGGGGTATACAAACATCTGTTATAGTTGCGATCGCTGTTTGCACTGCTGGTTTACATCGCAGGTTGAACTATTTACCGAATATGATGAACCTAAGTTGCTGGAACTTATAGAAAACTGGAATAAATTATATCAAACTAGAAAGACAAGAAATTTTAATGCTTAATTTAGACGAGAAGAAAATTAGAAAAGGTAAACCAATCGGGCTACCGTATCAAGGAAGCAAGAAAAAAATAAGCAAGAAGATTGTTGAAATCATCAAACAGAATTTTGGCACAACTAAACCGATTTATGACATCTTCGGAGGTGGCGGAGCAATTACAGCCGAATGTATTTTAAATGGTTTAGAAGTCCATTATAACGACTTAGACAAGGATATAACCAACGCATTTGAACGAGTTATATCACAAGACCGTGAGTGGATTAAAACTCTTATTGTTTCAAGAGATGAGTTCTTCGAGATTAAAGCGAAAGAAAACAAGACAACAGACGACTTTTTGAAGTTGCTAGTCAACTCTTTTGGTAATGATAAGAAGAGTTATTTATATTCTAAAGAAATTTCAGATTTAAAATATAATCTAGCTAAAGAAATAATTGAAAAGCATGACGTTTTTAGTGGTTATAAACAAACAGAAACATATAAGAAAGTTACTTCTGGGTCAGAATGGGATTGGTTTAACGCTAAGTCAGAAATACATAAACAACTTGAACAACTTCCACGGCTTCAACATTTGGACAGACTTCAAAAAGTAAATAAAATAAAAGCAACGAATAAAAGTTATCAAGAATTCAGCAAAGTTTCTGGAGCTATATTATATCTTGACCCGCCTTATGAGGGAACCAACCAAGATAGTTATATAAATTCATTTGATAGTCAAGAGTTTTATGACTGGGCATTTGAAATAGCTAAAACTAATATCGTGATAATTTCAAGTTATTCAATTTCTGACGAACGTTTTGAAGTTGTATATTCTTTTGATAAAGCGCATAGAACTATCCAAGGTGGAATAAGAAATGATAAATGTGAGAAATTATTTATGGTTAAAAACAGTTAATGTTTGACAAAGTAAAAGTAATTTGATAGAATGTAATTACGAAAGAGGTGCAGAGATGACGGCTGAAGAAATAGTGCAAAACTATCAAGTGAAATTGCTAAAGATTATATTTAAAGAAATTGATAGCCTGATGAAGAAAAAAGAAAAGGCTGATATCAACGCACAAAAACTCGCTGAAAATGGGTACTCTGTGAGAACGTCAGCACATTGGAAGTCATTAGGGAATGCAGAATTTTACATTAAAGAGATGTATGAAAAGTTTGACGCTTTAACTGAAATTGATAGACTATTCCATTGGTCAAGTCGTTTATATCAAGAACAATTGCAATTTGTCAGTAAATACCCTAAAGTAATGGAAAAATACAGACAATCAAATTAAGGAGAACAAAATGAAAGTATATGTTTTGAGCGGAGATACATATTGTGGAAGCTGGGGTTCAGAAATAAGCCTTTTCGGAGTATTCTCAAACAAAGAGGAAGCTGAAAAACTAGCTGATAAAATACGATGTGACATTTCTATTGTGAATATTGATGAAGTTGAAGAACCTAAATACTTAGGAGGATATTGCGAATGAAAGATACAGTAAAAACTTTAATGATAGTTGCAGGTGTCGGATTGACACTTATCGCTATCACTTGGGTGGGTATGCTTGCAACGTTGCTTATTGCATGGCTTGGAGGTAACATCTAAATGAATTTTAAAGAAAATAAGCACTATACCAATGAATACGGTGTGGAACTCAATGAATACTTGAAACATAATTTTAACTACGAAGAGCTTACGGGTTGGTATACAATGCAAGTATTGAAGTATCTAGTAAGAGCTGGAAAGAAAGAGGGCGAGAGCTACGACAAAGACCGTAACAAAGCTTTAGACTATGCCAAAGAACTTGCTAACTTAAGTAACGAGAATGAGCTCACAGAGTACACTACTGACGACATTATGGGCTTTATACAAGAACTTGCTGATGATTTTGAACGCTGGGAAGGAATAAAATAATTAAAAAGAGTTAATGTTTGACAGCATTGACTTTTTTTGTTATTATAGTCTTATAGAAATGAAGGAGATACAAATGGAAAAATACAACGTTAAGCTGATGAACAACAAAAAAGGATATTTAAACTCTTTTAAAAACGAGCTAGGGGAAAAGTTCCTATTCCTAGGGTTTAAAGAGGAAAGAAATAACTTCAAATCAGAGTTCACAAAAGAAGAGATAAAAGCGATTGATGGAAGATATTTAGAATTTATTGAAGATATCTAAAGTTTATTTTTGACAAATATAAAGTAATTTGATATCATAGTTTTATAGAAAAGGAGGTTAAACAACGGAAATGCAAAAAGCTATAAAGGTAGTAGCTTATAACCCTATGACGGAAGAAGAACTACACTTTAGCTGTAAGGCTCAATGTGCTAAGTATTTTGGGCTTAAAACTAATACAGTTCTTGGTTGGTTTACATTTGGTATGCCTGTAATTGAACTGTTGACAGACCTAGATAGAAACCAAGTAGAAATTGAAAAACAAAGTAAGCTAAATGGCTTTGAATTATTTACGATAAATGAATGGAGTGTTTTTGATAATTAATTACGAAGACACGAAAATAGAAAGTTTTGGTGAAAAAATAAATGAAATTATTTAACAGAAAACCTAAGGACAAAATTAAAGTAGCAACAGCATTTACATTAAAAGGATTAACAAAACAAGTAATTCAATTAGAACAAAAAGGGTTTATCAAACAAGGAGAAATCCAAAGTGCTATGTTTGACGGAACGATTATGGCTTATAAGCAAGCAATGATTAAGAAAGCTAGTAAATAATATGTGTAAAAAACGTAAATACACAAAAATGGGCGCTTTATATTCAATAGTAAATGCCCAGCATAACAAAAAGAAAGCTGATAAGATACCAGTTAGAGCTTATTACTGTAAGTGGTGCAATTTATATCACTTATCAAGTCAGCAAAGACTAAACATAAAGACAGGAGTAATTGGATAGTGAAAGATGAATTCACATACTACACAGTATCTTGGATATTGGAAAAAGAAATTAAATCACGTAAGTTTTATAATAAAAAAGAGGCTTTAAAATGGAATGAATTGCTTCCAGAAGAACAAAGATATGAAGTTAAAAAGCATACAGAAATAATTGAGGTTATAGTATAATGACAAACGAAGAATTATATGAAAGAATTACTAGCGCACTAAAAGAGCAAGGTATCGGAATCAACCAACTTGAGTTAAAAATTAAAGATGAGACAGGTACATGGCCTAAGTTACATACAACTCAATCACGCTTGAGTTTACCGCATACCGTAGCATTCCCTTATCTTACTATGCTTTTAAATGATGATGAAATGCACGAGATTACACTTAAAAAAATTGATAGCGTAGGAGATAACGGAGAAGCGTTTGACTTACTAGATGAGATATTGTCTAGTTTAGAACCAAGCAAAGAATATCTATATAAGCAACGTTTGAAGCGTAGAATGCAAAGGGAGGCAATGAAATGATATTACACGAATACACACGGGAAATTAATAGCTCAAAGTATCCACGATTAACAGCACGAAGGGTTGCCAATGACTTGAATAATAAAGACCATTTTAATATTTATCTAGTCAGCTTTGAACTTGGTTCTAAACGGTATATTATTGAAAAATTTTAAATTAGAGGAATGAATAGATGAAGCGTTACTACGTAGAAGAAGATGACAATGGCAAAGAAATTAAGCGAAAACTTACAACTTTTGCTAATGACGACTTAACACAGCTTTCAGATGATGAACTAGAAACATTATATTATGAATCGTCGGCTCAATTTTTAGCTAAAGCAATGCACTTTATGAAGATTGAGAGCGAACTATTTTCAAGAAAGAATGTAACTGTAAGTGATGAAATTCTAATAAATGCTGGCAATAATATTATTGAAGCAATTAATCAGATAAGCAATTAAACCATAAAAAAAGGAGAGTAATTATCTTTATTTTAACAGATGACACAACTATCACATCAATAAACTATATTCAAAAGGCTCATAAAAGGGCGGATAAGGGCTTTAATGATATTGTGGCACAATTATATGACCAAGAGTTTAAAACGCAAGAGAAAGCAAAATATGAGCATATAAGACAAGCTAAGGAGAAAGCACTTGAAGAACAACGAGTTAGTGAAGAAAATTAACGAAGAGTTGAAGCTGAAAAACAAGCCGAAGTTGACAGAATCGCAAGAGAACACGATGAGGAAACTGAACGATCTAATAATAGATGAAGTCAACATGTTAGTGAAAAAGATGAAATGACACCGAACATAGCAACTGCTTTAAATCGCGGATACAAAGTTCTAGGCTATGAAATAAAAAGAGCAAATATATAAAAACATTAAATTAAAAATAGAAAGCAGAATATCTTCAATTACAAAAGAAAACCACCAATTAAGGTGGCCTTTTTTATATTATTTTTTAGCAATGATTGGTTTATCAATTCCGTTAGCTTGCATGAAACGAATATCAATAGGCGAACCTTTCCAGTCGAAGTTTTTAAGGTCTTTGCCAGTTGTTTCTTTATAAGTTTTGCGAACGATTGCCAATTGATCTGGGTGTGATAGAGCGATAACTTTTTCGCCATTGAAGTAGTAAGTTGTTTTATCACCATTTGTATATGTAAATTTCATTAATTCATCGTCCTCTAATTCTGTATTTGTTTGTGTATTGTTTTGCCCTGTAAGGCGCTTATTTAGTTCTGTGATAAAGTATGAGCGACAGCTTTCTACCGTTCCACCGTGAGCTTCTACTGAACGTCTAGGGCATGAAGTAGATGATAACTCTTGATGTAGCTTCACAGTATCATGATTAGGAGTTAGTCCCCATTGTTTCATGTACTTAGCAACGTCATCCAGTACCGCTTGTTCATTTCTCAAGAACTGATTCAAATCGCCCTCTGACTGGCATACTTCCCAACTGGCATAATTTGCATTACCGTATGAGTTAGCACAATGGTATGCCATATTAGAGAAGTCGGAAGCCTGCAATCGTCCGTCAGAAGCAATGTAAACATGAGCAAAGCCCTCTTCTGGATCGTGATTAGGTAACCAACTATCATAAAAACTAGTTTTAGCACCGTTTGAACCAGCGTCATTGTGAATTACAACCCCAGTAGGGTTATAACCACGTACACCAGCATTAGTTATATTCATTCTTTTTTATCCTCCGTTTGTTCTTCTTCCGCTTCAGGAATACTTACACCATTCTTTTTCATAAGTTTAACCAAACCGTCAAACATAGGGCTAATTTTTGCGATTAAGTAAACAAACTGTCCTACAAAGTATAACAAAGCTACATTAATCACAGTTTTAGCAATATCAGAAGTTGAGGGAGTTTGAGTGAAGTAAAATACTGCATACAAAACCCACAGGGAGAAAATAACCGTTAAGTCAATCACAAGTCTATGTTTGAAAGGTGGGTTCATTGCTTCTCTATCTTTTACCCATGTAGCGAAAAGGATCGCTAAAATTAAGATAGTTATTAAAATCATTCTAGTTACCATTTTGTTTTGCTTTCTATTTTGTTATTTAATGAAGTAACTTCCGTTACCACGTGGTGTACGAGCGTTAGAATCAATATTTTCACCCCACCAAGTAATACTACCGTCTGGGTGTATGTCAATATGAAAAGAAGTACCTCTTCCAGCAAAATGGCCAACAAGACTTTGAACAGTAGCTGGACGAAAAGATCTATCTAGCCACGTTCCAGACATCTTCCAGCCAGTTTTTATATTTGTTACACTACCAAAGAACCTAACAATTACTAAATCATTATTCTTTTTAGTAAGTTGCAATTCCAAACCATTACCAACCTGTTGTGTCAAAGTTTGAACTGGTACATTGATTGATCCGCTAACTGTCATATCATTTGCAGAAATACTATCTAAAGCACTAGTCTGAGTAATTGGTTTAGTGCTTGTTACACCAATTCCCGAAGTCGTAACAATATCAAAACAAACTTTCAAAACGCCAGAACCGTTGTTTATATCAACACGGTTACTATTATTTGCAGTTTCGGCTGATAAACTTACAGGGTTTGCTGTTTGTGTTAAGTCAATGTTTGCATGAATATAGTTGACAGAATCAGCCTCTAAAGCTACTGTTTCGTTTAATAGTTCAAAATACCTCCCGCCTGCAATAATTGATGTGTTTACATATTGAATGTTAAGTGCTGTGTTTAATGTTTTTGACCAGTCTTTTCGCCTAATCGTTCCGTAGTCCATTCCAGTCAACATCATGTATAGCTTTCCGTCATTGTTTGAACCGACTGGGAACTCTGTACCATTTGGACTGAAAAATGTAAAGTTTTTAATTGTCATTTTTGACCTTTCTTGAAATTATCTTTGCTTTATCCAAAACTGGGTTATCAGTAATTGATAATTCTAATAATCTAAATTTTCTACCGCCATAAGGATAACCACCAATTGATACAAATTGACCGACTTCATACAAGAGCGTGGTTTCAATTCTAAGCGTATTTTCGCTATTATAGTATACTTTACCTGACAAAAGTTCTAAATGGTCTTTACGAAGTTCTCTGTACCCTGTGAAGCTATCTATTCTATATTTGTCTCCGTAAGTAGCTACATACTCATATAACATTTGGTTTATCTCCGCTTTCTACAAAGATAAGTCTATCATTGAACTCTGTTTTAACTCTGTCTGCTATATATCCTGAATATAGTTTACCCTCATACCATATATCTACTAAGTCATTAACATATAAAGGCAAAAGTTCGTTTTGGTTAAATATTAACCTTGTAACGATTGTAGAGGGAGAAATTTCAGACTTAATAGTAGATATATCTGGCGGGTTTCCGTGGTCATCTCTATCATAAAACAATGTTTTAGCTGTCCTTACTTCTGGCAAATCTGTTCCGTTTCCATGATAAGTAATATAATCTACAACATCTCCGTTGTTTTTTGCTGTGTACATTTTAGGAGCGTCTGTGTAATCGCCAGTTGCTTTGTTTTTAATGAATACGACAGCGAAGTTATAAGCTGAACGTTCTACTATTATTTCCGTGTCCATTGCCACATTTTGCTTAATATCCACCCTTGTTGTGATTCTGTTTCTATTCCAGCTCCTAGAAGCGAAGTTAATAAATAACAAGTTCCTGGGGTCTGTTTCAGATGAAGCATGTTGAATAGTTGTGGTTGGTTGGAATTGAACCTTGGAAAATATCCTTTTAGCTACGTCATGAGCTGATGAAGTTTCTGCTTTTCTGTTGATTGTAGCCTTTCCAGCGAAAATACTTGAATTGAAAAAGTAGCCATAACTCATTAAATCATTTTTATTAGGGTCAATCAAATAGTCAATGATAGCGGAGTTTGTCGTTTTAGTTATTGCATTCGGAACATCAAGACTTTCAATCATTGCCCAAAAATAGTTCTTTAATGTAGCTTTGTTGCTTTCATCTACGCTTGTTACAAGATAAACCATATCTAAGTTTAAGTTTCTTTTTTTACCTAGAGCTTCCTCAATTGGAACAACTTCAGGAAAGAGAATTTGAACAATATCGCCAACTTCTACCGAAACGGTCAAAGTAGCTGATGAAGTGTAAAGATAACCTGTTTCCCACAGTTCGTAGTTAATAACTTGACATCTTGATTTAGGTATCGGAAGACCTCTTTTGTCTTTTTTGCCATTAGGAAGAATAAAGTCAGATACATTATAGTAGTTAGGGTTAAAGTTATCATAAACATTAGCTTCTAACATTAAACGAAGTCCGCCTTTCTCTTGATTTTAAGCTCTGCCTTACTTAAGTTGATTAGCTCCATTTGGCCTTTTTTAATTATACGAGTTCTGTATCTCTCGAAGTCCATTACAGGGAACAAATTCAATGAAGTTGTTCCGTTCCAGCCTTGATAAATTTCATCATTTACATCTGTATTGATTAAAATATAATTCTGTACCTGTTCCGTCTTAAATACAATTGCAGTATATTCGTTTCCAGTATCGTCTAAAAATCTAACTCCAGCAGGTATTTTAGGAAGTTGCGGATATAATATTCCCATAAAACTAAATATTTCATCTTTTATATCCCAGCGACTTAATCGTTCTATATTTGTTTCCCCATAATAAGTGTAAGAAACTCCTTCGACATATGTATAGTGTCCTGGTGCTGTTCCACCGTAAATTTTAGATTTACCAGCGATAACTTTACCATTTTGAATTTTATCAAAAGTTAAAATTTCGTAAGTATACCACTTTGTAATTATATCGAACGTTATCTTTTCGCTAAAAGTTCCGTTCTTCCCATAACCCTCTGTTTTAGTAACTTCTGCTAAAGCCAAATCAGCATAAACTTGAAAAATCTCTGTTTGATATTCAAGTGTAACGAATTTTTTACTAAGAATATCATTTACGAAGTCTTTCATTAATTGATAATTTTCTTCTAAGGTTTCGCCAAACGTTTCTAATTTGAACTCTATTTGAGGTTGAGTGATTGAGCGTGTTCCCATTATTCCGATACCGTTACTTTGCCAAATATTATTAGTTGATTGTAACCCTAAATTAGAGGGCTGATAAAATCTAACTTTTCCATTTGTGACGTCCCAAACTTTATCATCTGTTCCGTCTAAGTTGGTATGTATTTTATACTGCCTTACCATTAAGCTCTCCCTAGTTCAAATTCTCGTCTGATTGCTCGTGCTAAGTTAGAAACATCTTGACCAGCACCGCCTTGTACGTTAAATGTGTTATATGTTCTGTTATCGCTTGATACGCTATTAGTGCTTAAACCGTAACCGCTAGAAGATAAGTTGACATCTCTTAAGCCTACTACCATTGAACCTTTGAACAGTCCGCCGACAGTCTTAGAAACTCCATTGATTGCGCCACTGATTTTATCTAAAGTTCCCGAAACACCTCCTAGAATATTATCAATTAAATCTTTAACTCCTCCAAATGCTTTCTCAAAGAAGTCATAAACTCCACCAAATACGTCTGTAATTGAATCCCATGCTCCTTTAGCGATATCTCCTAAAGCTCCAAGTGCGTCGCTCACTGTTTCCTTAGCTGAATCGAATACATCGCCAAACCATGAACCAACTGAAGCAAATACGTCTTTTATTGCGTCCCAAGCGTTACTAGCGAAACCGCCTAAAGCACTAAATACACTTGATACAGCACTTTTGACTGTATTGAATATTCTACTAAAGAACCCAGATACTACACTCCATATTGATGAAACTACTCCCCAAGCGTTAGAAGCAAAGCTACCGATGGCGCTAAATACTGATGATACGACTCCTCTTACAGCGTTGAATATACCGCTAAAGAACCCTGTAACTCCTGCCCATGCTGTTTGAATCCCAGTAACAACACTTGTCCATAAGGTAGTAAAGAATGTTGTTATTCCGTTCCAAATATTTTGAATGCTTTGTATAATTCCGCTGAACCAATCAACTAAGCCCTGCCAAATGCCTTTAGCTCCGTCAACTGCTCCGTTCCATATATCAGCAAACCATTGACCAATACCGCTAAAGAATGAAACTATACCGTCCCATGCACTCTTCAAGAAGTCTACGAAACTAGCCCAAGCCTTTTTACCTGTTTCGGTTTGAGTGAAGAAATAAACTAAACCGGCAACAATGGCAGCGATCGCTATACCAAGAGCTACGAATGGATTTATAGCCATTACAGCATTGAAAGCGCCTTGTATAGCTGTTCCAACTTTAACTACGTTATTATAAAGTTCAATCGCCTTAACAATTCCATTAATGACTTTTAAAGCAACGAATGCACTAGCAAGAACCACTAAAGTTCCTTTTAAAGTATCCATTGCGCTTTTACTTTCACTAATTTTTTTCAGAAAATCAGCTATTTTTTCAGTAACTTCTGACAGTTTACCAGCAAATACAGCTATACTCTTTGCTACGTTATCTATACTTGTTGCATTTTTTGTTGTTTCTGTATTTATTCCAAGAAATGAATTGATAACATTCGCTATAATAGAAACTATGGAATCAAATGCACTTTTTATGTTATCCCAAGCCTCTAAAAAGGCTAAAGTGGCTGCATTTTCTTGAAGTTTTTGAAACAAGTCTTGGAAATACTTAACTACATTTGATACAGATTTACCAGCACTTTCGCCCCAGTCAGACATCTGGTCTATTAGGCCGCTAATGATAGGAGTTAAAGCGTCAAGCGTAGGAAGCAAAGCAAGCGATAATGTTTCGTTAAAACTATCCCAAGCGTCGCTAATTGTCGTTACTCCGCCACCACCTGCTTTACCGAGCTTTTGCATAGCTTTGTCTAGCATTTCAACAGATATTGCACCTTCTTCACTAGCTTCTGCAAACGAGCTATACTGTTTTAAAGCTGGGTTCATTTCCATAACAGTTGATTTAAGAGCTGAACCAAGAGCTGTGTTATTATCTGTTAGCTGATTGATATTTTCAGCGGTAACTTTACCACTTGCTGACATTTGACCGTAAGCCTGAACTACACCTTTTAATTGTTCGCCAGTACCACCAAATGCTTGGTTAGCTTTTACTAATGCTTCTGTTTTACCGACCGCTTTTTTAGCGGTATCGCCTAAACCAATGAACGTTGTTGAAAGTTTTAAAGTATCTTCGGTATTTGCATTTGTATCTTTAGCAAGATTCTGCATAGATTTGCTTACATAGTCAAAGTCTTGTCCATTGCCTTTGAACTTCATTGTATTTTTCAATGAAATCATGGCTTTTTGAGTATCCATTGCGTCAGATACCCAGCCTTTTAAGCCATTACCGACAGCACTAACAGCACTTGCACCGATTTGTCTGAATGCACCAACAGCAATCTCTCTAAGACCACTAAAGCGTGACTTCATGCCCTCAATTTCGCTATTAACGCCTTTAGTATCCATTTTAGCGTCAATGTTCCAAGAGCCTGAACTAATAGCACCCTCGACTTGCTTAATTTCGCCCTCTAGCCTATTAGCTTGTGTTTCTACTGTTCCTAAATCTCTAGTAAGTTGTAGCCATTTCTTTTGACCTGCTGACGTCCCTTTGTCAACCGTAGAAAGTTCTTCTTTTAATTTTGTTGCTTTGTCACGTGATAAGCCCAACTGCGTTTGTAAGTTCTTCTGCAATTGCGCCATTTTCTCGGTATTTGTGGGGTCAAGTTTTAGAGCTTCACGTAAGTTTTTGGCTTCTCCTCTAAGCCCTGACATTGCGGTATTAACGCCTTTAAGTGAGTTCTCGAATTTCGTTGTATTACCGTATATCTCGATCTCAAATGTTGCATTATTTGCCATTACATACCCTTTCTTTTACGCCTTTTCTCTTTTTCTTTTTCCTCTTTCTTCTTCTCTGCAATAAGTTCGATTATTTTATAAACAAGTTCTAGTTCCATTTCCATGAACTGTGTTATATTAATTTCATTATTGCCCAAAACAGTCAAAAGTTCTAAAGTTTTATTTTCCCTTACAGTATCTTTCTTTTTCTTAATCAATGAACTAGAAGAAAAGAAGACTGTATCGTCTTCCGTTTCCTCTTTTTCTTTAATAAAAACAGTTTTACAGAAGATATTGATTAACTCGTTAGTTGTAGGAAGCTCTGTTTTATCGTCTAAGGCGTTTTGCATTCCTCCGTTACAATCTACCCAAAGTATCAACAACTTGTCTGTAAAGCTCTCCATTTGCTCTGTAAAGTCATCAGGAATATATCCAGCGACAAAAGAATTTTGTAGGTCTGCAAAGTCTTTCAAATCTGTAATAAAGTCCGAACCAGTAAGTTCTAAGTATCTAATTGCATGTTTTAAAATCATTTACAGTCCTTTCAGCTCATTAAATCTCTTTCTGCCACAGTTCGACAAGTTCTTTAAGTCCTTTACCGTCAGTATCGAACTCAAAGCTAGAACGGAAGTCTGAGAAGTCGCTTTTAGCTTTTACAATGTTATCTTGAAAAAGAGCCAAGTATAAACCATATTGAACGAACTCCATTACATCAGTAATTTCTCCGTCTTCTTTTTTAAGCTCTGCATCCATTGCTTTTTGTTGCTGGAAAAGATCCTTCCCTGTAATCATTTTAAATTTACGTGCTGTGCTTAATTGTTTTGCCATTTTGTGTATATATTCCTTTACTTATTTAATTTTTAGTCTTATGAATGGTCAGTTACTGAAACTCCTGCGGTAACATCTTTATAACCGTCAGCGGAGAACGTTACGGTATGGGCGCCGGGCGCAAGTTGTCCATTTGTTTCTACTTTTCCGTTATCGTCTTTAATCACTGATGTTACTTTTACAGTTCCACCCTTAGAGTCTTTCAAAGTGGTAGGCACTACGATTGTTCCGTCATTATTACCCTTTGTAGCAGTAGTTACATTAGGAATAACAGGAGCTACAAGTGTAATTTCACCAGCTAGAACTGTGTCAGGTTGCATGATGAACAAGCCGGCTTCCATTTTGTTTGCGAAGTCTTTTGCTTGTTCTCCCCAAATTTCGTACTCAATAGCATGGACTTTTTTATTTCCATTCAAATAAATATCTGAATCAGTCGCTTGTACTGCCAAAGTCCATTGGATAGGGTCTACGCCGTCTACTGAATCTGTTTCTGATTCTTTTGTAGCTTCTGCTGTTGGTCTCAAATTTGGATAAACGACTACACGGTAACCGTCAATAAACTCTCCTGTAACTTTATCACGTTTGCGCCCTTTAATAAGATACTGAACGCATTTCGTTTTCCAATTACCAGTAGGAGACCAACCTAAGCCGTTTGATGTTCTTTGTTGACCTAAAATGTCTTCTTTAAGCGCTTGGTCTGTTTGAATGAATACCATTTCGCCTTGAAGTAAGGTAGCACCTTTTTTAACTCCATGGTCTGGTACGTCATCAGCCGGATAGCTATTAGTTTCCGCTTGGTCTTCCATTTCGCCAACTGATACTAAACCAGTTACAATTTTATGGTTAGTGAACTCTGGTTTTCCGTTACTTCCCTTTGACATATCAGCTACGATTAGAGCTTCATTACCAAAGAAAATCTCACGTGAGTTATAATCTAATTTCATTTTTTATTTTCCTTTTTATTTTTTATGCAGTGCGTTGCCAATGATATACTGTTACTGAACCAATTACTGCTGAACCGATGTTTTCCCATGTTCCTGTAGAATACCCTGATGATGAACTTGAAGTATTTGCGACTACCGAGCCAACTGGGTGAGCTTCAGCATAATCTATACCCATGACCGCAGGCTTAAGTAGGCCAGTAGCCCTATCAATTGATGCTAACCACATTGGTAACCATTTGTAATCAGAACTTTTCTTATTTGGTTTAATGCTATTACTAAAACCTACATACTTCGGATAATCTGCAACCGTGACTTCGTTAGCTGCTGGCATGTATGGAGTAGCAATTGAGCCCTCTTCCCACTTATGACCAGCAGTCCATACTGCTGGATTTGTGCCCCATATTGAAATATTATAGCTTACAGCGATTTGATCGCCTACTTTTATATCTTTAGCTGAAAAAGTAATTGAATCTCTTGTCCAATCAAGAGGAGAATCCCAAGTTTTTTCTAGGTTATACTTTTCTACCCCATTAATAACTACAACTCTTACAAATTTAGTACCTATACCAGCCCCTTTTACATAAGCTGAAAATGTGTAATCGGAATTTTTGGGAACTGTAAATATTTTAAAAATACCGCCCCATGCATCAGTTCGTTTTTTAACCGTCAAGCCTTTATATGTTCCGTCATCAGTCGAAAGTTCTGAATATACCCACTGACCACTAAAATCTTTAGTACCGTCTATCAAGTTCAAGTTAGGATAAACAGTGGTGAAATCGTCCGTTCCGTCTGCGCTGTTGGAATAAGCTATTGTATTTATAACTCCGTCACTTGTTGACGTACCTCCGTTAGCAATAGGAAGCACCCCTGAAACTCCAATATCCATTGCATCAGCAGTTCCGTCAAAGTATTGAAATGATGGGGATTGAAGATTTACTCTGAGTTTTCTAGGTGTTTCCAGTTTGCTTGCACTGACCGCATTGCCATTAAGTGGTAAACTGTTCGCTTGTGCTTCGGTAGCCTTTGCCATTGCATTTTTGGCTTCACTTTCAGCTTTATTTGCTGTTTCTTGAGCAGTTGCGACATTTTGAATTGTGCTTAATAACTCTGATTGTTCAGCTTTTGTTGAAATTGCAACACCTTGTTTATCAACAGTAGCTTGTAAGTTGTCTAAATCCGTTTGATTGGCTTTTGTTGAAACAGTTGCCGAATGGTTATTAACAGTATGCTGTAAACTTTCTAAATCTGTTTGATTAGCCTTAGGGGAATAATCTCCATTACTCATCAGAGAAATGTTACTTGTTAAAACCTTTACCGAATTTATTAGTTCAACTACTTCGGATTCACTGGCGTTACTTGCGATTGCGTCTAATAGCGACTTTATAGTAACTAAATTTTTAGGACTAATACCAAATGCTTCTACTTCATTTTTTAGCTCTGTCATTGCGCTTTGTAAGCTAGTCATATCAGCTAGATTTGCCTTAAGCTCAATATTGCTCTTGTTTGAATCAGTTTGAGCATGTAAGTCATTCAACTCACTACGCAACACTTGTGGCATTTTTTCTAATAATAATTTCGTAAAATCATCAATATTATTATTTATTTTTTGAGCTAAATAAGAAACAGTAGAACTGTCTGATATAAATGTAAGATTCTTACTGACAATAACTTGCTCTTTGTCTTTATTGAGAAGTATTAAGTTCGCTTCAATAACTCCTGTCGCTGTCATTTCGGTAGGAATTACCAAAATAAATTCTCCCTTAGCTAAGTCCTTAGGAGGGATCATAACAAAACCAGAATTACTACTATTAGTGTATTGATATGTAAGTTTTAAAGAATAACCTGTTAAGTCAATTTCAACTCCATTATCAACTATTTTAATTAACAAAGTTCTTGCATTGACATCGCCTTGCATTACTTGAATTGGTTGAGGGAAGTCTTTATTAACCGTATCCCATATAATCGTTCTATTTCTAAAATTATCTAAACTCATTAAAAATACCATTATTGTTAATTTCAATCAAATGTAATTAAGCCACTTTCTACTTTTATAATTTCATTGAATTAGCATAATTAGCGCCTTTTTTCAATGTTGTTTCGACATCTTGCATACCCTTTTTTTCAACCAAGAAGTACATGCCATGATAACCGCTAGTGTAATTAGCCCTAGTACCTGCATTAACGACTATTTTATCGCCTTTTTTAACTTGCTTTAAGTTTCTTGACAATTCCCCAGTATTTTGATATCTGGCATAAGTATAGGTATGACCGTGACTTCTGATTAATCTAGTTCTTCGGCTTGCAGCATTTGCTTTTGCTTTAAACTCTGCTTCAAACCAATCGCCCATGCGTTCTGTTACTTTAGTTTGCATTTCTTTGGCTATGCTTGCTGTATTAAGTAAATTTACTGCCATGCTTGACCACCTGCACCACAAGGCAAATAAACAGTACCAGTATAATTGTACAAATGGCTATTCTCTGACCAGTTTGTCATATTCCAACCGTTTCGCAAAACATCTCCGACTAGTCCAACAAGTTCATCATCAACGTCTTTAACAGATAAAACAACTTGATAATAGTAGCCCATGACAAAGCTCGTATTATCCATTTTAAGCACCTTTGAATCACCAAGTGATAAATATACCGTCTTGTCTTGTATCGTGTCCTTAACGCCTAAAATAATGTCATTTAGAGGCATTGTAAGTAAATTGTTGTACCAATCTATATAAGAATCAAATTCCATTGCTCACCTCGTTCCCAAATTGAACATAATGACCTTTTAATCTAGTATTTTGTCGTATAACTAAACTTACAGCGTGTCGTTCCACCCCTAATTTCCTACACAGTTCTGCGCCTGAATTAAATACTTTACCGTCATAAACTACTGATTTAGAGCGTGTAACATATTCTAAATTAGAAATATCATTATTTAACTTGTTCATGTCTATATGGTCAACCGTTAAATCAGAATAACCTTTGAAAGTTTCCATAACAATTCTATGAAGAGGGACATTTTTGCCATTTATTTTAAGTTTTAAATAACCGTAGGCATTAAGTGAGGGTTTTAAATATCTATGACTTTTAAAACTATAAACTCTACCGTCAGAAAATACTAAATAATCATTTTTATAAAATTTATAATCTTTCATAGTCCATTGCTCACGACTCCCTCTAAAATCATCTTGTTATTCTTAGGGTTTCTTTCCCATGTTGTACGCTTGAAAGTGTCGCCTTTTTCGTCCAAGAAATAGTTGAAAATCAAGTCTTCCATTTCTCCGATTCCGTTAAGCTCATACCGTACATTTTTACCAAGTCCAATCATAGAAAACTCATCAAGTCTTAATTGACTAATTCTCTGTTTAACTGCTGGTAAAGTGATAGGGTTTATGACATTATCTTCAGCACCATTCTTCTTCTTAACAGTCGTCTCTACCTGTAATGTAACTTGTGAAAATATCATCAAATACCTCCATAATACATTAACTCTTGCAAAGAAGCCAGACGTTTCATTTCAGCGTTTCGCCATTGTTCTGCTGGTTCATCAACAATATTAAGCCGACAATAACAAGAAATAAAGTCTTTAACTAATACGCTTGTTTCGTCAGCTTTAATACCATTTTTTTCTAGCAATTTAATAGCTATCGAACGGAATAAGATAAGTTTACTATCATAAGCTGTTACTAAAATCGGAATACCACAATAGACCTTAATGTAATCTATCATTTACTTCCTCCATTTTATTCTTATGCTACTGTAATTACTGCACCAGCGTTATAAGTTTCAACGTGTCCGCTCGTTAGTGTTTCAACCAAAATCATGTTGCTATTAGTTTTCCATTCAAATGCGTCAACTTTTGTAATGTCTTGCATATCGATATGATATTTTTGGTCTACTAATACAGTAGGTTTAACAGCCTTTGTACCTGTATAGACAATGATTTCATCAACTCCAACTTCTGAAGCAATTTCAGCGTCATCATTTTTAATACGAACGTTAGCATTTGCAGTTGCTTGACGTAACTCATCTAACAAGGCTTTACGGTCTTCTGCTTTAACAATCAAATAACGACGTCCAGCAGTAGGGCGAACAAAGTCAACCGCTTCTTCAATAGCGTCAGCAAATGGAGTTTTGCCAGCTGATTTGGCTTTTGTAGTAATTTTTTTGATTTTTTTAGCGTCTGCTTCTTTTTCGATTGATTTAAAGCCGTTTGTTCCGTCTCCCTCAACAAGAGCAAGGTCAACAATTTTGTTTACAATAGCTTGTGTAAGTTCCGCTACAATCAAGTTGTAAAGTTCAGAATATGACATTTGAAGTCGTTTAACACGTTCAGCAAGTGATTGCAATTTATAAACCATTACAGGTTCAAGAGTATCAATAGTGAGTGTTGCAGCCTGTTCTGTTTTTTGTTGTCCGTCTTTGTGAACTTGTGCTTCGTCAGCTGAATCAAATGAGCGTGATACAAGCAAAGCGCCAACATTTGTAACACGGAAGACTTGGAATACTGGGTTAGCATTTAACAAAGTTGTGTTGATTGACTCAACCAATTTACGTGGAAGCTCAAAAGTTTTATCTGTAACAGTTACACCATTTTCAGCAAGTTTTGCGTTCCAAGCGTTTTTAATTTCTGACTTTCCAGAGTTCTTTTTCAATACATCAAAAAATTCTGTTACAGCGTTTTGTGATTCAATAAAGTTTGTCATTTTTGTTTTTCCTTTTGGTTTTTCTTCCTGTGCGTTAAGTTCGTTCTCAATTTTGATAATTTCAATCGAATTTTCTGAAAGTGTTTTTTCTAATTCTTGTACTTTTGGCAAATCTTCAATTGCGTTTTTTACTTCAAAGGTACTAATTTGAGATTTTAAAGATACGTTATTTTCTTTAAGTTCTGCCAAGCGGTTCTGTTTTTCAATTAAATCAGGTTTATTCATATTTCTTTTTAATATCCTCAATTTCTTTCAAAGCGTTACGGCTTTCAATAATTTTGTTGCGTTCTTCTGTGAGTTCTTCGCCTAAGGCATTTTGAATAAATTTTGCGTTAGGGTCTGCTGGTACTGAAACAAGAGAAATCTCTCTAAACTGTGCTTTATTTACAACTAGAGCGTCATTATCATCAAAAGTATAATCTGTGATGTAATAGGCAATTGATAGTGAATCAAACGCGCCATTTTCCACAGCCTTATTAATGTTTGGTGCATTGTCATAAAGTGTAAAGTCAGTCAGGTATTTATTAGTAGCTAAATCATAGTAAACCTTTGCGTCCCCGATGACTTCGCTAGAGCCAGATCCATGTTCATATAGCAATGGATATCGTTCTCTAGCAAACTCAATACAGTTAGGGGTCAAGATAATACCGTTACGATTCTCTACACCAACTTCTGACCCAATACCTTGGAACGACTTAGAACCGTCCTCGTTTTCAGTTACTTTAATTTCAGCACTATTGGTTATTAGTTTCATCTGTGCTTGTTACGTCCTTTCTACCGCCTTGTAAGTCACTTAGGTTTTCAACAGCAACTGCATTAAGGTTTGTGATATAAATATCTCCGCCCTCAATTGGTTGCTCGCCCATTTTAACAAGAAGTTGATTCTGTGTAAAAATAGGAGCGTTAATATTTTCGTGATACAAGTCGATTAATTCTTTCAAAGTTGCAAACTTGAATAGCTGGTTATCTACGATTATGCGTTCATAATATAAATTATCCTTATTTATTCGTCTGCGGTTTGTTGAAATCAGTTTATAAGTCAATTCCTTTTCAAGTTGAATCAGTAAAGGAATGATAGTAGAGTTATAAAAATAAATTTGTTGTTCTTGCGTAGCAGTACCAAGCAAAATATTTTCATTCATAAAGTAACCTGTCAAAAGTTCCGATTTAATAAGGTCAATTTCATCTTTGTTTAAAACAGAATAATCTTTTTTAAGTTCTACAATTTCTGTCTTGTTATCAACTGGCGTCAAACCGTTGTAACTAGAACCCTCTTGCATATTCTTTATTGTTGCTAGTGCTTTTTCTCGATACTCTTGCGTATTATCAATATCAAGAAAGGCATTAATTTTCAACAAGCCACGCAATTTACCTTGTTCCAGCTTAGTTTGAATGCTAGCCAGAGCATTATCTAAAATACTTGTGTCTTCATTGATATAAAAAGGACTGACAAGCCTTACTAATTCTTCAGGTTTATATTCTTTTTTATCGTTAGAAAATAGTAAGTCTAATAGATCGCCCGTTTCACTGTCAAATATAGGGTACAGGTCAACATAGCGCGTGCATAGTAACTTTTTAATTACTTTCTGCCAAAACTCCATGCTATTATGTTCGCCCTTAGAGCTCCAATTGAGGACCTCATCTAAATCAGAACCTGCCTTACTAATTAAAGTATCAGAACCAACATCAGACTTTTTATATTTAACATGATTAAATTCTACTTTTGTTATTTCGTTAGCTATTTTATTATGAATGTTAGTCACAAAGGCACTTGTATATTCTACCGCTTCGTTTTGCCACGCTGTGACTCTTTGAGTATCATTGTTTAGTTTTCCACGTGAAAATGATACCACTTTTCCGAATAAGTTCAATTTTCCCCCTTTCTACCATAAACTCACACCTTTCCCACGTTTATACTCGCTTGTCTTCTTGTTATGGCAAGACTTACAAAGGAGTTGTAGGTTATCAGGGTTCAGCGCTATTTTCCAATCATCAAGATTTTCCCAAGTTAGTTCTATAATATGGTCTACTTCGTATTTTTTAGCACCGAATGCGCCACATCTTACGCAAGTCATTTTGTCACGTTGTCTTACATAATCACGGACTGCCAGCCATTCTTTTTTATTATACCAACCACTTTCTCGGACTGTGTCAACGTTATACTTCATCTGACACTGCCATTTCTAGAGCCATTGTCAAAGCAACAGTAGGGTCTATTTTATCTTTTTCAAGTTTTTTAGTATACATATAGTCCCCACTTTGTCCGATTTTAACAGCAGTATTATTTAAAGCCCACTGCATGACTTTTTGATTATGGATAAGTTTGTTTTCTACTAACTTAGATTTTAATAACTTAATATAGTCATTCATTGAGAAACCTTGTCGAATTGCTCTTTGGTTATCTCCGTCTTTATCGAAGAAATAACGCTCGATCAACCCTTTTAAAATCTCATATCGTGCTGGGTCATAACCGATTTTTCTAAGCCTGCACCCTGTCTTGGTTCTAAAGTCGTTGATATATGGTATTAAGTCATTTACATTAATGTATTCCGTATCAAGTAAGATTAATTCGCCTCTGTCAATAAATTCAGTCCACAACTCTTGTTGTTCTGTGTCTAGTTGCTCATATTGAGACCGTACAGAGAAAGTAAGTGTATGACTGTAAGTTTTACCCTCTAACTCACAAACGAACGACACAGCGGTTAAATCGCCAATTAAGGATAAGTCAATTCCGACATAAGTTCTATTTTTATTAAATACAGATAAGTTAAATTCTGTTAGTTTAGTGTCTTGTGGAGTGAAGTAGTAAGCTGTGTCCTGCATAGGCAACCCCATATTAAACGCTAAGAACTTATTCTGTAACGCTGGGTCGCCTTGCGCAAGTTCATACTCCTCAATAACTCCTGACCACTTAGGAACATGACCAATAAGAGGTAATGCCATAGTCCAATTCTTTTTATCTTTGACCTGATCATGACTTTCTAACATGTAAAGCAATCCGAACGACCTATCATTGTAAAATTCTTCTTCTGATTTGAAGCGTTCAACAAGTTTATCATATAAACCGTCTCGTTTAAGTCCGCCAGAAGTGATATAAATACTTTGCCAGTTATCTTGTTTTTGTCGTGAACCTTTATTGACTGATTCTGTTATATCTTCGCCATAGGTATGAACTTCATCAAATATATTTAGTGAACTGTTACCACCTTGCGCTCGTAAAGTATCATTTGTTTGCTTTTTGAAAGTAGTTTTAAAAGAAGTAAACACTAGCCCTTGTTTCGTACTCTTGAAAATCTTGTTTTCATTGTACACCCTTAATGTATCGCTGGCTTCCGTTTGATTCCTAACTTGGTCAAATACGTGTCTAGCCTGTGTGTTATCGTACGCAATAACTAAGCTCTCTCCACCATATTGTCCGCCTAAAATCATCCAGTTAAGCACTCTTGTAGCCATTAAACTTGATTTACCAGAACCACGCCCTAGATTAAGGAAAATTTCATTAACTAGATTGACTTGAACGCCTTTTTCATCAACCATATCATAACCAAGCATTAACTCATACCACCAGCGCTGCGTTGGAAGTAGCTCAATCTTCATCAGGTTACCAGTAGTTAAATAAAAGTTGTCTTCTATCCACTCAATAGCTTGTGTAACACGGTCATAGCGATAAATATACTTATTATGAATACGTATTTGCTTCTGAATAGTCTTACGAATGTACTTATTAATAATAATGCCGTTTTCTTTGTTGTATTCCAACATTTTATTTAAATAATACATATTATACTTCTTCCAAACTAATAGGAAAATCTTTTCCAAATGTGTTATAAATAACTTTGAACTTCTTATGGCATTTGATACACTTCTCTAAGTAACATGGATAATCTCCGCCGCTAATTCTTTCTAAAATAGTTAAATTATGTCTACACATGGTCTGTTCTTTCTAAAAGCGTTCTAATTCTCGTATAGTGGTTTCTGCACCACATCTTTCACATATTAACCCATTAGGCATTAATGAAAAGAATTCCCATTTTAATTTCATTCAAACCCCTCCGGAACTTCAATTTTTGGCGTTTCGTACTTACTTAGCTTATAGTCATCGAGTTCTTCAATCTTAGCTTTAAGGTCATTAGAGGTTGATTCTTCCTGTTGCAATCTCCGCCATTCAGTAGGGTTATAAAGTTCAGGGTTTCCAGCCTTAGCAACCATCATTGCTACTAAGCTATCTTTGTCCAGCTCTTTTTCTTTAACCTTTACTTTTTCAACGTTTCCATCAGCGTCGTAGATTGTTTCTGTTTCTTTTAGCGTTCTGACTGTCAGTTTGCTCGCTAAAGCACTTTCGGCTAGTTCTAATAGATTTCCCCTAGCAATGCTTTTAGCTTCGTCATACGCCTTTATATTGTCATCTCGCCACTTTCTAAAAGTTTTAGCAGAACAATGCAAACTGGTGTAGATTTCTCTGTCATTACAGCCTGATTCAATTTTATCAATGATTTGACTAAAAAGCGGTTCTTCATACATCTTAGGTAAAATTGTGGGTCTGCCACCGTTTTGTGTTTTCATATTGTCCTTTCTTTTAATGTGCTTATATCGTTTAAAGCCTGTATTTTCGTCTCTAAGAGCAGCAATAACCTTTGCTTATAAGTTTACCCGCTTGGGTGACTCTGCTCTCACAAGCCAAAATATTAGTATATATCCCTATAATTAAAACATATATCCCTATAATTAAAATTAGCAAAGTTTTAGCGAGATCTGGCGAGATTTTGCGCGATTTTGCGCGATTTTGCGGCAAAAAGCGCCTTTTTGCGGCCCGCGGCGGGGCGCGGCCGGGAGTCCTTTGTG